GGTAAAAACCGCGTCCCCATGATGTTTGAGACGTTAGCCGAACGGGACCGCGCCATTGATGGGTTTTTGGATGAGCGTGTTAAACAAAAGCCCGGTGAGAGTGACGCTGCATTCCAGAAGCGCCGCCAAGAAGTCAAAGACGAGTTGTTTGAGGACAAAACTTGGAGCCGTGGCAACTACCCCCCAAGATCACGAGATAAGGATGTCCAGTCCAGTGAGCTTCTCAAAGGTATGTTTGCGGCTATCGACGCATCCTCATTGAACGACCCTGAAGCCAAAGAGAAGATGAAGGACGATGTCTATCAGTTGTACCTTCAGACCATGCCGGAGCAGAGTTTTCGCAGGCGGTTTATACACCGCGAAGGGCTTGCGGGCTATAGCACCGACATATTGCGCGATGTGGCCGACAGCACCGCAAAGATAGCCGTACAGTTGTCCCGTATCAAATACGCCCCCCTCCTGCGCAACTCGCTTCAGCAGGCGCGGTCTTCTATTGAGAACCGCCCAGAGCTTGAGCCGGTTGTGGTGCAGGTTGAAAGAATGATTGCCGATTCCCTTAACCCTGCGGAAGAGGGGGTGGGTATGGCCATATCAAACGCGCTCAACAGGCTCGGTTTTATTTTTTACCTTGGCGGTCTTTCTTCCGCGCTTCTCCAACCGCTGAGCATGTTTATCACGGGTATGCCGGTACTCTCGCGGTACGGCACGGTTAACGCCAACCGGGAGTTCATGCGTGCGCTGGCCGTATGGAAAACGCTGGGCGTGTACAAAACCGACGCAAACGGTAATCGCTCATGGACCGCCCCTTCTATAGAGTACGCCCAGGGTTTGTCGGCGGACGAGCGTCAAGCAATACGTGATTTGCAGGGGCTCGATCTGTTTTCTTCTACTGCTGCCAACGCTGTATTTGACTACAAGAAGACTCCGTCAACTGAGATCAGCGGCCCCGTCACACAGTTTGGTAAAGACTTTGTCAACATTACTGTTCTTGGCGGGTTGATGCATTCGACCGAGCGGTTGACTCGGGAAATGATGGCGTTGGCGTCCTATAACCTCAATCGGCAGGCGGGTAAAGATCACGCCGACGCGGTCAAACAAGTCGCCATTGACGTAAACGAAGCGTTTGGTAACTACGCCAAAACCAACCGCCCCTTGTTCATGCGCGGCCCAGTTGGCAACGTTCTTACGCAGTTCATGATGTTCCCGCTGCATGTGACGCTGTACTTGCTGCGCAACTTCAGGGAAATAATTAAACCTCTGGATGGGCGCACGCGCTGGGAGGCGACCAAGAAGTTTTTTGGCACTTTGGGTGCAACGTTAGTTCTGGGCGGCGTGGCGGCACTTCCGTGGGTGTTTAGCGCGGTTTTGGGATTCATTGCTGCGGCGTGGAAAGCACTTGGCGAAGACGATGACCGACCCAAAGACGTGCGCGGAATGGACTTCTTCTTTTGGTGGCGCACTAAGTGGCTCGACGAGCAACTAGGCGAGACCCGTATTGGTGGGGTCAAGATGTCTGATGTCGTTGATCGTGGAGTGCTCAACGCAATTACCGGTGCGGACTTCGCCAGCCGACTAAGCCTTAACAACCTGTGGTTGCGCGAGGGCAAAGAAACTCAGAACCTACGCGACCAAGCTGCGGCCTTCGCGCTGGAGAAAGCGGGGCCCTCTGTGAACGCAATTATTTCTATTGGGGAAGGGGTTGAAGCTGCGGTCGATGGTGACTACAAGAAGATGTTGCAGAAAGCAGCACCAGCAGGGTTCCGCAACTTTGCCACCACATACGAGCTTTGGAAGCAAGGCTCAAAAGACAATAAGGGAACCGAAATCCTTTCTAGAGACGGGTTTACCACTGGAGAACTTTTGTTCCAGATAGTCGGTTTCCGATCTGATTTGCTCTCAAACACGCAGTACGTAAACTTCAAAGCGATTGGCTTGGATCAAAAAATTAAACTAGAGCGTGGCAAAGTACTCGATAAACTGGATCGGGCCTATCGGGAGAATGACGCCGACGACTACGCCAAATACATTGCAGAAGAAGCCGAGTTCAACAAGCAGTACCCCACTTACAAGATTGAACTGGCTGACAGGATTCGCTCTTTGCAAGAAAAAGCGGAACGTCGAGGTAAGTCTTGGCGCGGTGTGACCATCACCAAAGAGAATGCGGCCCTGTTCGCCGACGTGCTCAGGCCCTCACGCGCTGCGGCCACGGAGAAAGAACAAGCGGCTCGGAAATAAAAAACCCCGGCACAAGGGCCGGGGTAACAGGAGGAAGGGCAGATAACTTCCAAGGAGAACGCTGGCAACTGAAACCAGCACGAGTAGTGTAGATCAAACGCGCCACACGCGCAAGCCTTTGATCCCGTCTACAACCACTACCTTCGTAACTACATCCATTCGTAGCCTGCGGGTCACTTGGGCCAAAGCCTTCCGCGCTGCCTTCTCATCAATGCAGGGTACGAAAAAGCTGTACCCCTTCCGAAATTTTTTCCAGTCAATCTGGTACGACACCGTCTCGATTTTCATCGGTGGGCACCTCAAGCTGCAAAAACTCCGACGCAGCGGCGTTGAATCTGAGCACTCGTACTGCGGGGGATGCCACCTTCATGCCTTTGGACATGCGCTTGTTTGTGGCTTCTTTGAACACACCAATCTTCTCCAACTCCTGTAGAGTCGAGCGGTAGTTGATTTGCTGGGTCACGCAGAACTTCTTGAACGGCGTGGCGGCGATGTAGAGGTCTTTGGTGTCTGGCTCATACCGAATCATCAGTTCGCCCTTGGGCTCCATGAGGGGCAGCGGAACCATGCTGCTGCGGCTGTCGGCGGTGTCGTTGACCACAAGGGCGTTGTGAATGTGGGAGTTCATAAACTCGCCGATGATGGTAATTGGGTTTGCCTGCGGTGGTTTGATCTCCTGCCGCATGGTGTTGAGCATCTCCTTGACCCACTGAAACACAGCAGCCATGTCAAAGCTGTGCAGGCCCAGCTTGCGAGAGATGAGCCCCCCGGCGATGTTGCAGGCGACTACGCCTGACCAGAACCGCTCCCGGGCTGTGAATTGCACCTCTTTGTCGATGCGGGCCTGCACTTGGCGAACCAAAGCGACAGCCTCCTCCAGATTGTTGACCAGCCATTGAGCATAGGTCTCCATTGCGTGGCCATAGTTCTCCCGCAGTTGATGGTCGAACATGGCTTTGCCGACTTCAGGGGAGATCAGGTTGGAGGGTTCTATCTTGTACTCAAGCAACCGCATGGACTCGCCGTCTGGACTGCTCTTGGCTACCCCCAACTTCTCGTAGAAGCTGGCGTTGGCAGAACATAGGGTTATCCCTTGCCACTTGGTATTGTTGATGCGCAGTTCGTTGGTCTGCCCCTTCATTTTGTTTTTGCCCCGACCCTGGCTGATGCTGTACGCCAAGTCGGAAAACTCCATGCCGCTCAGGTTGGTGATCTCGTCGATGGTGTTGGCCAGATTGTTCATGACGCCCAGTTGATGAATCTTGGCGTTGAACGTGTCCTTGTACATGGACGTGAGTTCTTTGGGTTGGCCGGAGATGCTGTTGCACATGAACAGTGCGGTTGACTTGCCTGAGCCTGACTCCGGGTGAATGAGGTTGATGATGGCCCCCTCCAGCCCTGTGAACTTGAGCAGTGGGGAGCCGAACCCGGTCAGAGCAGCGAACGCCTGTGGCTCCAGCCCTGGCTGTGCATACAGGTCAAACACTTCCTTCCACTTCTCAAACGCACCCTTGATGTGGAGCTTCTCGGAGATGTCCCGCGTGGTGCTGGACGGCGGGCTGTAGAACACCCCGTCTTTGGTGATTTCTCGGTCGCCGAGGATGAACTTGCTGTCTCCGTCGGCCCAGCCAAACTGAGTTCTCATGGTTTCTGCTTTCTTGGAATACTGAAGGTTTTTGACAGACAAAACCACGAACGTGGTCAAGTTTTCGTACTGCGCCTTGTAGGTCACCAACCCATGCTGCGCCAGGGCTTGTCTCAGCCCGTCTTTGGAGCAGATGACTGCGGCGGTTAGAGTAAATTCGCGCACCCCATCATGTGGCAGGTGTAAGCGGAACAGAACAACTTCGCCCAACTCAGGGTCGCGCATACGTTTGACCGCATAGAAGTCGTGTTCGTACACAAGCGGCGGCTCAACTTCATCCCCTTCTTTGGGTGGCTTCTTGTAGATGCCGCCGTTCTTGCCCCGGAAGTAGGGGAAGGGGTAGTCGGGGATTTGGTACTTCTTGGCCTTGCCGTCATCCTCGACGGTCACTTCATTGTCTTGCGGCTCGGCTTCTTCGATGTCAAACCCGAGCACGATGGGGGACTTGATCTTGCCCTTGTGCGGGCAGCCATCGCAGCCGTTTGGGTTGCGCTCTTCAAAGGTAGCGCAGTGGTGTGGGCCCCCACGCTTGCGGATATTTCTCAGCTTGGACTCGACTTCTTCCGCATCGTAGTCCGGGTACTTGTTGGACATCTTGTGCGCGGCTTCGTCCCCGTCTACACAAAACGCCGCTATGGATAGCGCCGACACCCACAAGGGTTCGTCGATTTCTTCTTGGTTTGCAAAGCAGTGGTTCAGTTGTGCGCAGCCGTTCTCGGCCTTGAGCATGATGGTCTTGAACCGTTTGATCTTGTTCTCCATCAACGCCTGCATCATCGGGCTCATGGCCGATGGCACAAACTCTGGCGTCTCCTGCGGCTCAGCCTCTTCCTTTGGGGCCCCCAGCAGGTTGCGCCAATCTTCGTAGCTCAACGCTACGGTGTGGTCATTCCAGACTTCGACTGCCTTGGGCTCTTCCTTGTTCTTGAAGTTGAATGACCCCGTCGGGCGGAGCACCCGTGCGGCCTCAAACACTTTGTCGTCAACGATCAGTCCGTGCTCTTTGCACAGTTGCTTGAGTCGTTTGGCCAGCGGCTCCCACTCTTGGCGGGACACTGTTTCGTCAATCAGCCAATACGCATGAATCCCGTTGCCCGAGTTCATCAAGATTGGCTTGGGCAAGCCTACGGCCTTGCAAAAGCTTTGCAGTTCCGCAAGCCCGGTTTGCTGGTCAAGATACCCCTCGATCTTGCCTTTGGAGTTCGGTACGCCCTTTGTAGGGCCGCAGTCAATGTCCAACCAAAGAGCCCTGACATGCGACACATTCTCATGCGTGCGCTCATTGAGGGGGCCAAACTTGGAGCAGCCAAAATACACGTCGATCTTGGCCGCAACAAATTCCTCGATGGTCTCGTCAACTTCTTGCCTTGTCTCCAAAAACCTCTGATCTGGGTACCGACCTATACCGATGATGCAGTAGCGCCCCTCTTGCGGAAGGACGGCGTCGAGTAGGTCGAATGACATGGTTTACTTTTTTTTGAGGCTGGCAATGTACCTTTCGATGCGCTTGTGCATGGAAGGGTTGGGGGACGAGGCCCCCTTGAACCAGTTGTAGACAGTCATGCGGCTAACCCCGAAGTAGTCGGCCACATAACTCACACTGATACCCTTCTGAGTACACACACGCCCCAAAGCTACACCAAGAGACTTGGCATTGGCCTGTTTGTTGGCGGCTACCAAGCTCTGACTGTAACCATAGGTCATGCTTACTCCTCGTCAGCCCAAGCCTTGACCACGGCATCCAAGTCTTTCTTGGTCACCGCAGGGGCTTCGGTTTTCTTGCTCTCGCGCTTGACCGGCTCGGCTATAGGTGGTTCTGCTATAGGTGCTTCTGCCTTTGCAGCTTTGGGAGCCTCCAGCTTAGGAGCGCGACCCGATGCGTCCGCTTGGTACGGGGTCATCGTGATCATCTTATGAACTTCAGGCTTCTTAGCCGCTTCGCTCGTGACTGCGTACTCATCTTTGCTGATGAACCGCACGGGAGTAAAAAGCACCGATTGGTTGTCGTTGTCTTCGTTAAAGCTGATCTGCGTAACCACGTAGTCCAGAGACTTGCCGTTGTTGGCCAAGTACTTGGTGTAGCCCTCAAAGGGGTGGGTGTTGTCGCCGACTGGATCACCAAACAGAGACTTGGACGCCAAGTTCATCTGGTAGACACGGCCTTCCAGCGAAGTGCCAAAGTCTTCTTCCAGAGTCAGCGCGATACGGCGGCTGTACCGGCAGGCTTTGGAGTTGCCCATGCCCGAGCCCTTGATGTTTTGCGGGCACTCATCGCAGCGGTTGGCTTGCGGGTTGGCAGCGCCAGCGTCGGGAACTTGCCCATCGTTAGAGAAGCAGTCGGGCGCAGTCGGCTCGGCATCCTGGCTCCACTGCTTTACGTAGAAGATGCGGCCCACTTTGGGTGAGGCGTTGACGATGATGGCATTCAGGGAACCCTTGACCTTGCCCATCTCCTCACCACCGACAACCTTGCGGAAGATGCCGTTCTTAGGCACGATACGCGGCACGCCGGTACGACCGGCAAGTTGTTTGGTAAGGTCGCTGACGCCTGCGGTTTGCAGGAAGTCAGGCAGGCTCTGGTCGATCACGGTGATGTTGCTCATTTTTAATTTCCTTTAGAACGTCTAACAACCACGGTATAGCTGTTCTCCACGTTGAGGCCAGCGGGGAGAAGGTCTGGATTCTCAGAGAGGAACTCCTTCATGTGGGTCTGATGAAGTCGTTTCTCCAACAAGGCAAATGCATGGTTCTCCTCGATGAACCGATACATTGAATCCCAATCGTTCGTCCAATACCGTGATTTGATGGAGCGCACGATTGTGCCGTGTGGGGTGCGGATGCTGTCCGCGTTGAACAGCTTGCAGGTCTCAAGCATCTGCGCCTCGACAACTGCCATCTGCTCTTCTAGGTCGGCAACCTGCTTTTTGTACGCGTCGGTCATCGCCTCCTTGGCATCCCTCATTCTGAGGTACACCTTAGTCAGCTTGTCCAGCGTTGGGTTGGAATCGGGGGGCGCTTCGCCCTGAACATCTTCGTCCATTATCTGCTCCTTTTGGTGGGATTATACAGGCTTGCTTGACAATGTCAAGCGGCTTCTTCTTCCGCCAACAAAATTTCTTGGCGGTACAAGTCGATGATGCCGTTGTGGGTGTTGATGTTGGTGCGCAGCAGCTTGTACATGCGCTCCTCTACGGGGCTTCCGTAGATGTGGACGACGGTCATGGGGTTGACTTGCCCCGGCCTGTCGATACGTGCGTTGGCTTGCAGGTATGTCTCAACACTCGTACAGGGAGCGTACCAGATGATGGTGTCGGCGGCAGTCAGGGTAAGCCCGTGGGATGCAGCCTGTGGCTGAATCAGCAGCACTTTGGGGTTCTCCCCCTTCTGGAACCGCTGGACAATGTCGGCCCGGTTGTGGACGCTCACGCTGCCGTTGATGACTTCGCAAACCACGCCGTTTTTTGTCAGGAATTGCTTTACAAGCTCAATGGTGTGCGCAAACGGTATGAAGATCAGCACCTTGTTGCTGCATTCGTCGATCACTTCCTGCACCACATTGAGTCGATTGCTGGCGTCAAAATCCACAACCTCGCCCGTGTCGGTGTAGACCGAACCGCAGGCAATCTGGAGCAACTTGTTGATCTGGACCGCAGCGTTAACAGCAGTCACGTCTTCGCCCGCAGCCTCGATGAGCATCTGCTTGGCAAGCTGCTTGTAAAACTTTGATTGTTGCGGGCTCAGCGGCGCTTCCCGGTCCATGAACGTGACGGGGGGCAAGTCTAGGCACTGCTTCTTTTCAAAGCGAATGGCTGGCTGCAAAACACTGTGGACGATGGACTTCGCCACGGGCCGAGGGAGCCAGCGGTGCTTGCTGACTTTAATCATCACCTGATCGCGGAACTCTGAGAAGAACTTGGGTACTCGCGTAGGGCTAACCAGCTTTGCCAAGCCGTAGGCGTCAACTGGAGACTGTGCTGCCGGGGTGCCCGTGAGCATCCACAACCCTTTGACGTGCTTGCACACATCCCGTAGATTCTTCCACCGCACGGTGCGGGAGTTTTTGTAGGCCGACGCCTCGTCCACCACGATCAGGTCGAAGCCGCCAGCGATGATTTCTTCCTTGACGATGTTCACCCCATCGAAGTTGACGATGACGAACTCGGCGCCACCCTCAATAATCTGCTTGCGCTTCTTTGCCGACCCGTAAGCGACAGCAACGGTCCTGTGCAGCGCGAATTTGAACAGGTCGGCCTGCCATGCGCTGTGCATGATGGACAGGGGGCACACTACTAACACACGCTTTACCACGCCCAGCTTCATCAAGTAGTCCACGGCCCAGATCACTGAAGCCGTCTTGCCCGTGCCCTGCTCGTTGAAGCAGAACGCTTTGGGGTAGCTGATGAGAAACTCTGCTGTAGCCTTCTGATGTTCAAACGGGCTGAACCCCGGAGGCCGGGGCCAGTCATACTCTGATAGGTTCACTTCTTTTTTCTTTCCTTGGTGCTGACTTCAGACACTAACTGATGGTTGCTGTTGCGCTTGAATGAGCGATTCTGGGTCGCCGACTGCAAGCGGGTTCCGTGTTTGTTAGACCCACCCCGAGATAGAGCCTTGACGTGTGCAACATCTTTGCCTTCGCGGATGTCAGCAGCGCCATTGTTGTTGTGGTCGGGGTGCTTTTTGTCGAGGGCTTCTCGGGCGTGTTGTCGTTCCATGCGTTTTGCATGTTCTCCTCTGGCAAGTTGTTGTTGGTATTCTTTTTTGTACGGGCGGGGTTTGTTGACGTAGGGCATGATTAGCTCCGGTTGTACTCGCACTGTTTGACAGGGCAGAACTTACACAGCGGCCCCTCTTTGGGGTTCCACACTCCATTGTCCAATGCCGCCTCGATCCGCGCAACGTCCTGCGCCGGGGCTTCGATGTACTTTTCAACCATCTCCGCGTGGTGCTCAGCCTTCACGAACTCCTTGCTCACCACAAAAAGGAGCGCAGACTTTACCTTCCGGATTTCCGGGTACTTCGCAAACAGGCCACAGGCCACGAGATCGAGTTGCTTCGCGTCCGCATATCTCGCACTC